ATTGCTCTTTGCACACTCGGCTCAATCAACTGGGGAGCATTCCGTAATCCAGAAGACATGCGCCGTGCTTGCCGCATTTTACAGCGCAGTCTATGCAACATACTTGATTACCAAGATTTTCTAAGCATACAAAGCAAACTAAGCAATGATGAAATATCACCGTTGGGCATTGGAGTCACTAACTTGGCCTACTGGCATGCCAAACGTAGCTACCAGTATGGTGAGAAAGATGCACTACAAGATGTTAAGAGCTGGATGGAACATCAAGCATACTATCTAACAGAAGCCACAGTAGAACTGGCCAAGGAACGTGGCGCATGTACACACAGTGAACACACACGTTATGGACAAGGAGTTTTTCCATGGGAACTACGTGCTGATGGTGCAAATCAATTGGCAGACTTTACTCCTGAATTGGACTGGGAAACACTACGTGGTAACATGAAGCAATATGGTGTACGCAATGCCACACTAATGGCCATTGCTCCAGTTGAATCAAGTTCAGTTGTGATTAACAGTACCAATGGTATTGAAATGCCAATGAGTCTTATCAGTGTAAAGGAATCAAAAGCTGGATCATTTATTCAAGTTGTTCCTGAGTATCATAGATTGAAAAACAAGTATCAACTTATGTGGGATCAAAAGGACTGTGATGGCTATTTGAAAACTGCGGCAGTGCTTGCGGCCTATGTGGATCAAAGTATCAGCACTAACACATTCTATAATCCCGCACACTTTGCAGATCGCAAAGTACCAACTACATTGATTGCTAAGAACTTGATGCAAGCACACATATGGGGATTAAAAACATTCTACTACAGTTTGATCAACAAGCAAGGATCCAAGTCAGCCGCTGAGCCTACTCCAGTTGAGGTACACTATAACGGACACCAACTAGAGGAATTAGAAGATGACTGTGAGGCATGTAAGCTATAATGAGTAAACAACAATATAACTTAAACACAAAAACAGATTACCTCAATCGTAAGATGTTTCTTGACCCAGCTGGTCCAGTTACTATCCAACGTTTTGAAGAAGTAAAGTATAAAAAGATTGCAGACTTTGAAGCTACTGCACGTGGCTTCTTTTGGCAACCAGAAGAGATTAGTCTTAGTAAAGATGCTAACGATTTTAAAGATGCCAGTGATGCAGTTAAACACATCTTTACCAGTAACTTGTTAAGACAAACAGCATTGGATAGTTTACAAGGACGTGGACCAAGTCAAATCTTTATGCCAGTGGTTAGCTTGCCAGAACTAGAAGCACTTGTATACAACTGGACTTTCTTTGAAACAAATATTCATAGTAAGAGCTACAGTCATATTATTCGTAACATTTATAATGTACCTAAGGATGTGTTCAACACAATTCATGATACTAAAGAAATTATTGACATGGCTTCCAGTGTAGGTGACTATTACGAAGCATTGCATGTGGTCAACTGCCGTAAACAGTTAGGTGAGACAGTTACTGAAAAAGAGCATGTTCGTGCAATTTGGATGGCTTTACATGCCAGCTATGCACTAGAAGCTTTCCGCTTTATGGTTAGTTTTGCTACTAGTTTAGCAATGGTGGAGAACAAGATCTTTATTGGTAACGGCAATATTATTCAGTTGATCTTGCAAGATGAATTACTACACAAAGGATGGACAGCCTATTTGATTAATCAAGTGGTCAAAGAAGATCCACGCTTTGCTGAAGCCAAACAAGAATGTGAACAAGAAGTATATCAACTGTACATGGATGTGATCCGTGAAGAAAAAGCCTGGGCTGACTATTTGTTTAACAAAGGCCCAGTGATTGGTCTTAACGCTAACATTTTAAAAGACTTTGTGGACTACACAGCAGTGGGTGCGCTAAAAGATATTGGTCTAAAGTATAATAATACTGCACCAAAGACTACACCAATCCCTTGGTTCAACAAGCATACTGATACAAGTAAAAAACAAACTGCCCTACAAGAAAACGAATCAACTAATTATGTAATTGGGGCAATGAGTGAATCTCTTGATTACGAAGCACTACCAAATTTTTAAGGAAATATTATGAAAGCAATTATATGGAGCAAGTACAACTGCCCCTATTGTGACCAAGCCAAGGCCTTGTTGAAACACAAAGGTATACCTTTTGAAGAAAAGAAAATTGGTGACGGTTATAGCAAAGAAGAATTGTTAGAAGCAGTACCAACTGCAAGAACAGTGCCGCAAATCTTTTTAGATGATAAATTAATAGGTGGGTTTACAGAACTCAACGAACATTTAAAAAAGGTACAATATGTTAATTAACAAAGGAGTTTCATCTGGAGACATCGTAACAATTAAATTAACTTCTGGCGAAGAACTAGTGGCCAAATTAATTGAAGAAAATCCAATGCAAATAAAAATCGCTAGACCATTAGTTTTAACAATGGGCCAGCAAGGAATTGGCATGGTTCCATATTTGTTTACCGTGGATCCTGATAAAGATATCAGAATGAGCAAATCCACTATCACAGTGTTAGAAACCACTGAAGAATCTGCGGCAAAACAATATATCAAAGCAACTACAGGGATCGTGACATAATAGTGTAATAAATACACTATGACTTATAAACTAAGGGCAGGCGCCCCATTTGATTTAGATAATTATTTTAACCGACCTGCTATCGATGCAGGCCCCTTTGTTAATCCGTATCCAGATGCGGCTGTGAGTAAAATAGATGGCGGGTCTTTTAATAGGCCCGTTACCTTCACTATTGATGGCGGCAAAATACCCTTAGCGGGCACAGCCACTTACGACCCAACAAAAACCTACACATCAGCAGATGTATTACCTGCTAGTGCTGGCGGCGGATTTGGTCCTGAGTATTGGATACTGAATTACAGCCCTAGAATTTATAGAGATGGATACATTTTAAATTTAGATCCATTGGTCACTGTTGATGGAAGCATACCCCCACCATGAGCGATACCGGAAGCATTTTATTAAGAAGAGGGCCTACAGCAGATAGGTTAGCATTTGTACCTTTAGACGGTGAGATCATTTATGATAGTGATCTAAAACAAGTGTTTATTGGAGATGGTATAACATACGGCGGCCGTGCCGCAGGTGGGCTTAATGATGGAGTATTTGAATTAACAAACGCTTCCGTATTAAAATTTTATGAAGCAAGTGTAAACGGTAATAATGCAGTCAGTGTAAGTTCCCCAACAAACTTGCCTGGATCGTACGATCTTAAATTGCCACCAACATTAGGTGCTGATGGCACAATATTAGGTGTTGGAGCTAACGGGCAGTTAGAATTTGTAAACCCAGACTCAGTTGGCGGTAATGCAATTTACGTATCAACATCAAACGGTAACGATGCAAATAACGGAATTTCAAAGCCAGTTAAGACAATTAAACGTGCATTGCAATTAGCATCAGGATTCGTTTATAACAGTGACGGAAGTATTAACGGAACTAAAATTGCCGTTAATGTGGCTGCTGGTGATTACTATGAAAACAATCCTATCATTGTTCCAGACAATGTCACAGTAAAGGGTGCAAGTCTTAGAGCTTGTAATCTTAGACCATTAAACGCTAATAAAGACTTTTTACGGGTACGTAGTGCATCATATTTTTCTGAATTTACATTCAGAGATGCTTTAGATATTAATAGAGTTCCAGTATATACTTGGGACTATTCTGTTAGTTTTGACAATCCAAGTGATACTAGTACCAGTCGAGTTGGGTATACCAATTTGCCAACAACAAAACCAATAATTGATGTTTCTCCTTATATACAAAACTGTTCTATTATCAGTTTCTTAGGCGGCAACGGAGCACTAGTTGACGGTAACTTAGTTGTAACACCAAATAACCCAAACAATCAAATACAAGTTGAGAATCCAGTTGATGGGCCAGCCCCAGAACAAGGTCACTCAATGGTTGCCAACGCATTTACCATGTTGACCTTTGGCGGAACAGCTTGGCGTGTTATTAATGATGCGTATATTCAAATTGTATCCTGCTTCCAAATCTTTGCACTAAATGGAACTTATGCTCAGTCTGGAGGATATGCTTCTATTACCAACTCGGCCACTAACTTTGGAACATATGCGTTACGTGCTTCTGGTTACAGTCCTAATGCGTTTTCATTTGATAAAGGATATGTAACAGCCACTGGTGTAAACAATAGTCTACAAAGCATTACGGCTATTGGCTTTGGTAGATTGCCAACACAAGACTATGTTCTAAAATTTAGAGATCCTACATTTAGATATACTTTTGATTTATTAAAGGCAAACAGAGCCAGTATTATATCTCAAACAAGTACATGGATCGATTTACAAATTACTAATGGTACAGCACCATTTGCTGGATATAATTACAGCGGATCAAATAGAGTTAAAGGCGAGCGAGACATTGGGTTATCAATCGATGCTGTGATGAATGATGTAATAACTGGCGGTAATAGTAACTCAGTGGCTGCTGGACTATCTTATCAGAAATTAGCAACTGGCATTTATGCAATATCCTCAGCATCGATTGCCTATGCTAAGGGCCTAGCGCAAACAGCAGTAAGTTCACTAACTGGCAAAAGCACCGTTGTTGGCAACTATTTTGATATTATTACAAATGCAATTACCAGTCCGTCAACAGCACCAGTGGCTGTGCCATACGGGACTGCAAGTGATATTACAACTAGTTTTGTTCCTTCATCAACTAGCTATTCCTTTAATGCCGCCACTAATGTTAATACAACTAGTAATGTAATTACTATTACTGGGCACGGATTTAACAATGGCGATGGAGTAATTTACGATAGCAATAATGGAACC